TCTTTACTACAACCGCCTCATTATCGTTCTTAGCATACATGGAGCTTTCTTCAATACTATATACTGGCGTTCTATAATTTACCTTTGCGACGATCTCAAGAGAATTCTTAAATTCTTCTATTTTGTCAAGTGTTACATTAACCTCTATCATGCTTCGCCTCCTTAAAATGGATACTCGTAATAGTCTTGGTCCTGCACATACCACTCCGTTCCGACTTTATATATCCTCACATTGTCAATTTGTTCACCTTTTAAATCTTTCCATGGGTCCACACGCATGAACATTGTTTTTATAAACTGCCGTCTAGTAGCTATTTGCTCGGCTGTCATATCTTTACCCATGGGTTTATCTTTCCCGACTCGGTACTGAGCGAGTTTCTTTGCTTTTTCTTCCTCTGACGCACTCTTTCCTATTGGTTGGTCTTCACCTGCTCGGCACCGGGAAAGTTTCTTTTCGATTTCATAATCCATTTAACCCTCCTTCATGGGGAGCGCAGCTTGCTTGATTGCTGTCTGTTCCAATCTCATTGACTCCGGCATCTTATATATTTCCATTGACCGCCTATATTCTGCCTCATAGAAGCTCTTGAATTGTGCTCTTAACGTGTTTAATTGATCGAGTTGAGATTGACATATGATTTGGAATCCGATGCGCTCCACCGTCTTCCTAACGGTTTCTGATAGGCTGTCTTCGTCTGAATCCGGTATATGTTCAGCGGTTAAATCTGTCGCTATAGAATTTAGCTCGGCTATTGTAGGAGGAAATTTGTTATTGAGTATGTATTTCTTTAATGTCAATTTGGCTATTTCAAAATCAATGTGTCCGAGCAGGTCATACCATAAAGCTGTTTGAACAGGCGTGATAAGATCACATTTCGGGTAAGCCGTATTGATCGTTGCAATAAATACCGCAAATTCTTGTTTTGTCACTTAATCCCCTCCATTCGCCCATTCTCTTAACATATCATTGACTTGCTGTTGTTTGTCGCTCGGGTTGTTCGACGGTCTGTGTGGTGGCTGTGTCTTATTGGCATACTTACCTTCAAGAACTTTAGGGAGATTCCCTTCCTTCATAAGCCAGTCAAAGTCTGCTCCCTTCCAGTTATCTGTACGCCCTGACAAAAAATCACTACTTTCTGATATATCAAACAATGTTTGTAGCTGTTCAATGGTGTATTTTTTTAATCTGGCCTTAATAGCCCTTTTTCGGCTATCAGACAAAGCCACAAGACTAGGTAATGACACGCAAGTGGCATTATACATATCAGCTATCTGCTGATAATCAATATTCTCCTTCTTTCTCTTATCTCCTTCTACTTCTCTTTCTACTTCTATATCTTCTTCTATATCTAGGGGGTTAACATTAGCTTTACTGTTAGACTTACCGTAAACTTTACCAATATCTTTACACTCAATTAAATCCTTTTGCTTGCCCCTATACTTGCGCATATACTCCTTCATGTACTCTTTGCGCTCCTCTAATTGGTCAAGATTCTGATGTTTTGACCAGTTCGGGATTGTAATTACATTGTCGATAATCTCAATCATGCCGTAGAGTTCAAACGACTTAAGGGCCAACCTGACAGTATTAATGTCCCGGCGAAAGATAGTTGATAACATTTCATCTGTATAGGCTATCTTATCGTTCAGCAGAAACACTCCACTATTGTTGTTCTTGCCAGCTAAACACAGAAGCTTAAACCAGATAACAATGATACTGTCAGCACTCGGCATACTCTCAATCAGGAGCATCTTTTCATCGTCAAATATGTCTGTAACTATTTTTATCCATTTAACATCTGCCACGTTATCACTCCTGTTCTAATGCTTTCCCGGACTCAAATTCACGGTATATGGTAATCCAATCATCTAGTGGCATTGTGACGAGCCATTCGTGCCTGTTCTTACGATGAAACACCGCAGGTAGGTTACACTCTCCATAAGGTATTTCTTTGGCTCCAGCGTTTGATTTGGACTGTTCAATGGCATCGTAGATATTTAACCGTTCCACTCTCTTACACTCAATATGTATCTGCGGTAGACCTACCACATCAGCATCGCCTGAGTCTCCACAAAATTGCTGCCCTCTGCGAGTTTTATAACCATATTCTTTAAGGAGATTGGCAAGCTCACGTTCGCCTGCCGCTCCCTTATCTCTGCTATTAATCTTTCCCATTTACACCTCCGCATAACTTTTTCCAAACTCTGTGATAAACTGCTTGCGGTCACCAAGATACTGCTCATAATAAGCCTGTGCCATTTGTTTAAGCATCAAATCCGTTTCACGGTTCCTATGTACTGCCTTTGGTCCGCTCCTGTGATCTATACCGCACAACCACACCTTAAGACCGCGCTTTTCTGATTGCTTCCGGTTTGATGTGCCAAAGAATATGTGGTGATCTTCAAGGCAGTTACAAGAGTGGCAGATATAACACTCCTTTGTATCCTGTAATACACTTTTCAAAGTTCAACGCCCCACTCTCTTTTCATTCTTTCTAGTTCCTCAGGTGTAGCCGTATCAATACCCATCTCGCGGCATTCACTTACAATCCCCTCGATAAACACAGACATTTCCTTTGTGTCGTAGGTACTGCTTCCAAAATAGCATTGGAGCTGGATTCCAGTCTGACCTGACACTGTAACTTCACCTAGATTTTTAACGGTTCGCCATTCAGCTATAACCCGATTCACCACGCCCGGACGGACTATGATGTGAGTAAATACACCGTACCGCCCGAGCATTTCTAAATATACTGACTCTTTATCCGTATGCTGATCTTCTGCAATTTTCTGCATGAGCACCCATGAATATGAGTTCGCATCACGGCTACGCTTATTGCGAAATATCTTTGCGGTGATTGTTAGGAGCTTATCTGTTATGGTTTCGAGTTGCTTGCTGATATCTTCCATGGATTCGAATGTGACTCTGAATCTTCCTGTTTTCCAGTCTTTGGATATATCAACTATTTTCCCTTTAAACTCCAATTACATCACTCCCACTTTCCCACCCCAATGGGCTTCCCCAAGGGATTTTATCTGTTACATTATCCGGTGGTATTGTATCTGGATTCACAGGAATTGCAGGTTTATCTGGCTTGGATTTAAGTGTTTGCAATGCCTCCTTATACTGTTCCGGTGTCATTGCTTCCAACGCTTCCACGTTATATTGTTTAAGCAATCCGTTTCTCCCTATTCCGGTACGTTTCAGTTCCTTATAAATCTCATCCATTTGCTTATCGGATAGTTTAGGTGCCTCTTTTTGAGGCTCAGGATTGTCATACTTTGTTTTATCAGCTTGCCAATAAACATTTGCACCGACTCCGAGCTGTTTACAAGCCACTGATATAGCGTCAGTAGTTGCCATCTTGTAGCATTCGTCCGATACGTGGAGTCCACCCTGTTCTTTGGATACGAACTTACTACCGCCTGTTCCAGCTATGGGCTTAGACCACTCATCACCGTATTTCACGTACAATTCAATGTCAACAAACGCCGCTACTTCATTTCCCGATTGCTCTAACCATTTGCGCCCCGGAACATAATACCAGCCGAATCCGCAAGGCCCGAATTGCTCCGTAAGTACTTTGATTCGCCACATAGGATTTATATCTGTCATACCATTTAACCGACCGCCAGATATCTTTTTTTGAGCTTCTAAAGGAACTATTCTAACTTTCTTGTAAAGTTCTAAACCTTTCAATTTATCACCACCTTAAAAAATACGGTTAATTACTTCAAACAGGTAACTATTATCAGGTTCAAAGTTAGGGTCTTCGCTCTTCTTTGTTTCAAGGTTTTCAAGGGCCATTGTAAAGTAAGTACTATCTACTCCCACAAGCTGATCTTTCAACGTCTCAATGTCATGTAAGTTAAGATCATTAAGCTGTAAACACATTTTCAGATACTGCCCGGCATTTACTGTATAACCACGATTTATATACTTCCTGGTGCGTATAATGGAGCACAGAGGATACTTACTGCCGATGTAATACAATTCCTTGTTTATGATGCATTCAAGAGCTTTCTGCGGCAATGAGAGGTTGTTATCCCAACTACTCCATGCGCAGGTGCAATGAGCGAAATCATAGTTTTTATGTATCTCTTCCACCTCGCCATAAAACCGGGTTACCACCTGAACTTTATCCGATAAGGTGATCGCATTGCTGGTAAGGAATACTGGCCTGTATTTATCTGCTTCTGGTGCTTCTGCCGTTTCTGGTCCAGCTTCTTCTGGTACGACTTCCTCAAAAAGTTCAGGCTCTTCTTTTTCTTTTTCATCTTCCTCTGCCGCCACACCTTGCGAAGAAACAAAACACTTTACCTGACCAGCTTCATTTACCCTCAACTCGGCAGATCGTTTATGTTTACCATCATTCCATTTCTTAACGTAGTACTCTGCCACCTTAACAAGCGATTCTTTAGTTCTAAAGTAAACATCGTAATCATTAACTTTATCCCCGGTCAGCAATGAAACAATAGCCCCTCCGGTGATGATTACATTCTCCTTGATCTCTTTCTTAATTTCGCTATCGTCAACGCTTTTTAACCAATCATTCAATTTGGCATTCAATGCCTTTTTTAAATTCTTGCTATTCATATGATCACCTATATATCCTTTCTCTCAAAATAAAGGCCCAGGCTATTCATAGCCATTTCAAGTTCCTGTAACTCTGCGTCAGTGGCAACTACTGTATAAACAGCCTTAATGGATTCTGGCATCGTGAGCGGTGCGGCTGCGGCTTCGTTAACGGTTGTAATTTCTCTCTTAACCTCTACCCTAGTGGCTTCCTCTGCCTCCCGTTTGATTCGCTCTTCCTCTGCAATCTTGCGGCGTTCTTCCTGTTTGGCTCGTTCTATCTCAGCCTGAATGCGGCGTTCCTGTTCAGCTTGCATACGGGCTTCTTCGCGCTTCAAAACCTCTGCTTTCTGTGACTCATATTTATTGATGTGGTCAATCGCATCGGTAAGGTTAAGTGTTGCTTTAAACTTGCAAAGGGCTTCCTCTTTAGCTTCGGATACCATGGACTCGATTGCCATTTTCCCGGCTCTGGCACTAGTCACGATCTCCGTTAACTCTTTGGTGATTGACTTAATGGTGGGGCCTGCATTGGTCCACTTATCCGATTTGATTTTATGTAATGGAAGAAAATCAGCCATATCACCAATATTTTCATCATAAATTTTCTGGATATCAGCTTCACGTTCAGCAATCCGCTTACTTTCAAACGCTTCTACCTGACCATTTATGTAATTGATTGGAGTGTCCAGTTTCGCAGATAGTGCCTTGACTTTGTCGGAATGTATCTCAAACGGCTCTAGCCATATTTTCTTTGTTGCTTTCAAACTATCTAATACCGATTTTTGGGACTTTCTGAGATCTGAAACCAACTTCTTGGCTTCCGTTTTTTTATCCTCTGTAAACACTACCCCGTCATACTCATGGGAAAGCCCTTCAATCCATTTCTCAAAGTCAGCAAAGTTTGCATTTATCTCCATCTTCCCTGTCGTTACACTCAATTTCATTTCGTTCATATACCGCTCCTGTCTGGCTTCTGGTAGCCACCTTATTAATAATTTCCAAACTATCTATACACTCCTGGCACGCCTCACCATCTGCTATTAGGTACAGGCCGCACATATCGCATTTATGCCTATTCATTGGTTTCCGGGTCTTGGAGAATATACTTCAATGAAGTGATAAGCTCTTCGGGTTTCATGGAATACCTGCCATCTATAACTACCTTCTTCACATTTACCAATGTAGCCTCACAAGCAACCAACTGGCTGAATCTCTCAATGCTGATTTCTATAGTTTTTGATACACAATTTTTATTTGTCATCTTGACACCCTCCACTTTTCCGTATACAATACGGGGTATAATTGATATTTTTATTTACCTGACCCATCGGTGCTCCAACACCCTTGGGCCTTTTTCTATTCTTGCCGTTCTGCCAGCTATAGGGACTTAGTCCTGCGGCTGATCCGGCTCGGTTAGTTTTGTTCTTCTTCATGATTTCTCCTTATACGGGAGCATTACTTCTCTCGGTTTCCACGCTGTAACAATTTTGTCTAACATAAAACCTCTTTGGTCTAAGAAACATTGACCGGAATATAAGCTTTCTTTTACCACCGCATCGCCCATATAAACCGCCGTAACCCACACGGTATCCCCGTCTTCTGGAAGCTGTTCTGTTACTGGAATCCAAGGCTTATCATCTGGAATATTGGGTTTTAGATAGCTTTCTCTCTTTGTCTCGCAAAACCATACCGGCCCTTTTTCAGTCATCGTGGTTATGATTCCGTCCTCATGACGATAACCGTTAGTGATTATCCCGTTTACCCAGGCTTCGTTATGTAATACTTTGACCGGATAGCCTATTGTGTAGTACCATGGCTTACTCATTCCTCGCTTACCCGCCCTTCTGCTTCTAATCTTTTACCAACAGTCGCAAGTGTTAACATGATTTGCAAGTATTCCTTTTTGGTAAGAAAACAACCTGCCGTCATGGAATTAATGATTGCCCTCAGGTTTCTACATTCTGAAATACTAATAGTTTCGTCTGGCATATATCCTCCTTCTTCCGCTTCTGCGGTTTTACTTCTCTGCATATTCCTTACCACAGAACGGACACTTTGAAAGCATTATCGGGATTTCCTTATCCCTTTTTCCATTGTTCCTTGCTGTAAATGTTAGGTAAGCACGCCCAGACAATAAGTCAACTGGTCCATCTGCTTCTGCACAACCTGTTTTTTCAATTAGCTTCTGCTCCATTTCTTTCATGCAATTACACATTACTCAATTACCTCCTTCCAAATATGATTAAAATGATAACTATCAGCCATAACCAAAACCAGATACTCATGTATCCTCCTATCTCAGTGCCAGTACCAGGGCTATCACCAGTCCGGCGTTTATTACGCTGAATGCAATCAGCAATGTTGAGCCGTAGTAGAATAACTCGTTGTATCTGTTGCGCCAGTATCTTGGATCCATCAAATCACCTCCTGGTTATCGCCGAGTAACTTGTTAATAAAATACTGCTGTCCTTTAGTGGTAACCTTTGGAGTAGGCTTAACATGGCTAACTCCTTCTCCATCAATGAATACAGTTTCCTTTCTCTCAATAATCCCCATCTTGACTGATTTTTGCGTTGGCGCATTATGGTCAGACCTGCCACCCTTGATTAAATATCCATTATTCCGCAACCACTTAAAAAATCTTTTCTCCCCGATGTCAACTCCGTTCTGACAAAGTAACTTAGCCATTTCCCCAACAAGGATAGATGTCTTGCTCGCCGATACCGCATCGGCGAATATCTCCTTAGGTTTCATGCGTTGAACATCTTCAATAAGAATAGTGTTGTGGCTTTTCAACTCGTCAATTTTATGGTTCGCCATTTTTAAAGCTCTGGCAATTATCTGATCTGGTGTGTTCCAAGCTTTTTCTAAGTCGAGGAAGTATTGACGGTACTCTCTTCCTTTTTCGGTTCGCTGGATCATACAGATTTGTTTTGCCATGTCTACGGAGATTTCATAATCAACCAGCGGTCGACCTCCGGTGCTTTCGCTCTTTTTTGAGCAAAAGTCTTTTCCTTCATCAAATCCAAACTCGGACATTCGAGGGAACCAATCTTTAAACGCCGTCTTAATTTCTAACCCATCGTGTAAATCCCTTGCTGACACCGTGGGGTTCTCTGTCTCATAATTAATTTGAATAATATTATTCATTCGATCATTCCTTTCTTGCAAAATTTCCCCATTCTCCTTATAATGAAAATAGAAAGTAATTCAAAGGAGAACACAATGGGAGAATTAAAAATTATACTTTTGAAATACATACATAAAATGAACCACTTAGAATTACATGATATAGAAACCCATTTTCCCAAATATGATTCAGTAGCCATCCGCAGAACATTAGATAACATGTATTTGCAGGATAATACTATTGAGCTTAAAGAAACTTCCGACAAGATACATTCCGTTATCTCTATAAGCGATGAGGGCCGCGTCCAGGCAACAAACCTTATTATCCGTTCCAATTTAATGCAAAAAGAAATATGGAAGGAACGAATCTGTGGGGCTATTGCCGGAATCTTAATAAGTATTATATCCGGAGCACTCCTCGTGCTAATAACAGGATGATAATTCCAGTTATCTGCCCCGCAATGAACCATCGCCAAAATGTCATCCACTCTCACCTTCTGCTTTCCCGAATAGTCGTGTTTAAGTCGTTCAATATGTAAACCTCCTTATTTTTCTGCTAAAACTTCCATCAACCAGATCTTGCCAACCGGGAACCTTTCAATGTGAGCTTTCCAGTAATTGAAAGTACTGAGTGGTGTTCCTAGTTTTTTTGCTAATTGCACATTTGTAAGTTTGTGTTTTATCTTTACCGAAGCAATTAGTACTTTTAACTCTTCTGCCCGTTGTGATGAATGACTTTTTTTCATGCGTTATGCTCCTTCTCCAATAAATAATTTTTCGGATAAACTCTTTTGCTCTCCTCTTTCAATAAGAGACATATAGCATTTGATCAGATTCTTTTGCTCTGCTGAATACCTTTCAATTTGAGCGGCCAATTGCCTAGATTCCTTGCTCGGAATATTGCACGATACGAGATCATCAAGTCCTATGCCGAAATGTTCAACAACCTCTACGACTTTTTTTAGTGATGGATCTCTTGTATCCCAGTTATGAATTGTGCCGTTGCCAAATTTTAGAATCCTTTCTAATTGCGTTATTTTGATACCATCTTTCCTACAAAGTTCCTGAATTTGCTTATAAACCACATTTCCACCCTCTTTCTCCATGATTTTTTGCATTATACTATTGACATTCACTAGAAAATAATCTATTATAGGGGTATGCAAAATACTAGCGCATTTTCATGCACATTTCTCCTTAACAATTTTGGACGGTTGTTTGAGTAGATTATTTTCATGTATTATCTTGTATAACCACATGTTACATGATTTAATGCTAGTTGTCAATAGGTTTGCATGATTTTTTTCGATTACTTTGAAAGAGGTGCTAGAAATGACGCTAGTAGATAGAATACGCGTATTAGCAAACCAGCGCAATATGAGCTTGCCTGATTTGGAAATGAAAATCGGACTTGGGAACGGAACTATAAGCAGATGGAAAAACGCATCGCCAAATACTGATAAACTAACTAAAGTGGCAGACGAATTAAGAGTATCTCTTGATTATCTACTGGGAAGAAACTCATTTATTGAAAATAATACCACCGCTGGAGACGATGAAGAGAAAATGCAGGAAATAGCTAAAAGACTTATGGTTCTAAATTTAGAACCTGACGCTTTAGAAAAATTTATTGATGCTGTTGAATATATGAAAAAGAAGGATTAAAAAACCGCCCCTGAAACCAGGGACGGATTTACATAGATTGAAAGTACTTGCCAGTGTTACAAGAAAGAACAATCAACCCTCACAAGTAGATTATACCAGTTTTTATATGTTCTGGCAAGCTTCCTTTCTTAAAATAAGATACAGGAGGTTCTTCATCATGAAACCAGCAACACAACTGCCGTCAGGGTCTTGGAGAGTACAGGTTTACCTATACAAAGATGCGGACGGAAAACGTCGTTACAAATCGTTTACAGCTCCCACAAGAGATCAGGCAGAATACGAAGCCTTGGAGTGGAAGTTAGGTCGGTCGGTTGAAAAGCCAGAGAACATAACAGTAAGCGAGGCAATAAAAAGATATATTGAATTCAAAAACAACGTTTTATCTCCGAGCACAATAAAGTCATATATTGGAATAAATAAAAATTACTTTAATGGTAGCTTAGGAAGTACAAAGCTAATAAAGCTAAATAGCACAACAGTGCAGATATGGATAAGTGACATGTCTACAAAAGTCAGTCCTAAAACAGTCCGCTGCGCTCACGCTTTGTTAACATCGGTTGTAGATATGTTTGCTCCTGATTTAAAGCTTAAAACAACCTTGCCCGCGAAGAAGAAGCCCGAGTTGTATACACCTTCTGATGACGACATAAAAAGGCTTCTGAACCATATCAAAGGCAAAGAATTGGAAATTGCTGTGTTACTTGCAGCTTTTGGTCCAATGAGACGAGGCGAGATATGCGCACTTACATCAAGTGATATAAAGGGAAATATTGTGGATGTTAACAAAAACATGGTAATCGGACCTGATGAACAGTGGCATATCAAACAACCTAAGACATACGGAAGTTACCGCAAAATAGAGTTTCCTGAGTTTGTGATCAAACGCATGGGAGGCATCGAAGGCAGAATTGTTAAAGCTACACCTTCGCAAATATCTAATAGGTTTAGTAGGGCCATAAGGTCCGCTAAGCTCCCACATTTTCGTTTTCATGATTTAAGACATTATTCAGCGTCCATCATGCACGCTATTGGTGTGCCTGATCAGTATATACTGCAACGCGGCGGCTGGATAAGCGACAATGTGATGAAGTCGGTTTATAGGAATGCCATTGATGTGGAATCTACACGTCAGAACAAGAAAATCAATGAGCATTTCGGGACCTTGCAACACGATATGCAACACGGACCCGATATAAGCCAGTAAAACAAAGGGATTTGAGCGAGTTCGAGTCTCGCTATCTCCAGAATCGGAAGTATAGCTCAGCCGGGATGAGCGTTCGCCTCACACGCGAAAGGCCATGGGTTCGAACCCCTTTACTTCCAGTTCTAATAAACAGCCAAAGCACCGGAATTTCCTTATTTACAGGGAATTCCGGTGTTCTTGTTTTATAATTAAAAACATATTAAAATTGTCATTTTCTTCTTTGCAAAACAAAAATACAATGTGGTATACTGCTAGTGTCCATTGGATGGTGCATCGTCCAGATGAACGTATGTTCTTCAAAAGGGCAGTCATTCTTACCAACGCAATAGGATCATTTCAAAAGGGGGCACAAAATGATATTGTTACCAGTCTTAGATGGCTTGGAATCACTCAGGACATCACACGAAAAACAGTTAAGTTCGCAAAGAAATTTAAGAATCCAGCTTCGCCTCATAAGGGCTTTAAAGTCAGGGGACTCTTTGCCCTTTGTAAATTTTTACACCAGTAGGCTGCAAGGAATGAAGCCGTTTTATCTGCCGATAATCAGTACTGGGTAGAGAAAGGTTGGATTAAACCTCCCTTAAAAAAGCATGGATAATCTATTTTTTGCCGCTCATATTAAATTCCTGTCTGCATAATATAGAACAAACACATCTTTTGGATCAGGCTGGTGGGTAAATTTGGAAAAAATTATAGATAATAACTATTATGATCTTATTATCAATAACGTCTCGATTCCCACATATGATTCGGGCGATAACATAACCCTGCTTAATTTCAGGCATTCTCTGTTAAATGTTCCGGTTGCGGAATTTGATCCTTGCATTCTCGGAAGTTTTCCTTATCA